CTTGAAGGACTCGGGCAAATTATGGTGAAGCAATTGAAGAATAGATACAATGATCCTACCCTCAATAAGAGATTTGTTGTCGGTATTGACAGGGCAAAGATGCGGCTGTATGATTGTGAGCAAAGTGAAGGTGGCGATCTTCTAGATAGTGGTCAGGATATTCCAATCACTAACGATACCGCAGATAAATTCTCTAAATTGAAATTCAATGATTAAACCATCCAGTGAAATATGGAATGAAATTTCTGTTACCAACAACCTTGAATTTGAATTTCATAATCTAGGAACAAGGCACCCAATTCCTATTGTTGTTGCTAAGGATGTATTTAAATATCCTGATAAGGTTAGGGAGTTTCTCCTTACCTTTCCTTACTGGGCGACTAAAGATATTACTGAAAAGGATACAACCGTTCGTCCTGGATTGACTGCTGAGATTCCTCCATTGTTTCAGACGCAGTTCTATAAGTTTCTCACAACCCCACTCAAAAAAATCTTAGGTGTTAATAACATTGGAGTTCGTGATGGGTATGTGAATTTGGAGGGTGGTAAAATGACCCTAGATAGATCATCATGCTGTTGTTGTTATCCTCATGTTGATAACGAGCTCGATGATCCTGATTATCTTCAGATGCACATCGCAGCTAACATCAACCTGTCTCATTCACCAGACCCAGTAAGAACTGGTTTCTGGTCTTGGATGGGTAGAAATAACTGGATGGACATGAATAGAGATGAGGCGAATGCCTTAAATCAGTTTTATGATAGACACGAAGATGCTAAGGCTGATTCGTGGTTTCAAATGGAAGATTACGAGAACTTCAGACTTGAAGATGCTGTGGAAATGCAGTATAATGATCTTGTAATGTACTCTACTATGCAGTTCCATAACCCTTACATTCAACCCGAATGGCATAGGGACTATGATAGAATGATGTTAACAGCATTCTTTACTGTATACCCAGACGCTCTGGACTTCCCAGATACAGATCTGGAAACTGTGGGTGCTACATGGGAAGCCTTTAGGTTAAACTCTATACACAACTATCATCCACAATACACCTCTGTAGTAAATTAATTATGCCTACTTATTCTAACGCTATTGCTGACGCAACACCTGATCCTCAGAAACCTGTAGCAACTCCTCCTCGCCGTCCTCGTGCGAAAGAGTTCTGGGAAGCAGAACCTGGTGATCCTGAAGTTGCGGGTTGGTCTGACAATCCCGAAGATCCCACTGGTCCTCAGCTTGGCAACCCTGCATCTCCAACTCCCCCTCCTGTTGCTACTCCTCCTAAGCCTGCTCCTAATGTTGTGATCACTAACACACCCACCAAGAGTACTGCAACTCATAGTAAGTATGTTGAGTTCGTAGATCAGGTAACCAGTGCTCCTTCTAAGGATAATGCACAACTTATCGCTCGTATTGCTGCTCTCAAAGCAAACGGATGTGACATTGAGCGTTTGTTGACTGCTGCGCTTGGTATTTCTGCTGAAGGTGGTGAGTTCATGGAGATTGTTAAGAAGATTACTTTCCAAGGTAAGCCCTGGGATGAAGCAAATCTCGATCACCTGAAGATCGAACTGGGTGATGTCATGTGGTATGTTGCTCAGGCATGTATGGCACTTGATATTTCCCTTGAGGAAGTGATGGATCGTAACATCGACAAACTGTCGAAGCGTTATCCTGCTGGAACCTTTGATGCTTACTACTCTGAGAATCGTCGGGCAGGAGATCTCTGATGGACGCAGCAGTAGAAGCATGGAACACAATGGGTTGGTTCGATGGTTTTCTTTTTACCGTCTGGATCGTCGCATTGTATGTTGGCAAACTGAAAATTGATCAACGGTTTGCCCGTCGTACCGTATACCGTGTTAAATTAGAAGAGGACAAATGACCAAAAGACAATTTGTAAACACCAAAGGTGATACTTGGGAGTGGGAGGAAACTTCTGAAACTCGTGAGGCAATTAAGAAATTGCAAATCGATATTGACGAGCGTATTCGTCAATTGGAAAAAGAAGCACCTGACTATGGAGTTGGCAAATGAAACCCATCACACTTGACGAATATAAAGAAGCTGGAGAAGAATTTTTTCCTAAGTATTTCTATGTGGCAAAAGAGCTTGGCGAAACTGCCAAGGCAGAAGAGATCCTTAAAGTTATGGAGTCTCTTGCTGGTGTTGTTATGAAGAAAAGAGTGGAAGACAAACTTGCACCATTCGGATTTAACAAGGAGAAGAAAGATGCCGAATCCCAATCAGCTGTTTGAAGATATGCAGAAGTTGGACGACATGTACGAAGAACTTCTGTGGCATCCTGATGATGAATTGCAATTCACTCATGACGGTGAGAGAATTATCATCTATAATAAGTCTCTAAATAAAAAGAAAGAAGACTAATTTCTAATGGCAGGGGAAGCAGGTTTCCTTTACGAGGGAAAGATCCACAGAAAACTAAAGGCAGCTGGTCTAGTTCCAAACGGATTCACCCCTGCAGGTTCTGACGCGAACGCGCCAGACGCAATGTTTATCTACAACAATGCGAATCAGAAGTTAGAACTTAAGTTAGATCTGAAAGCTGATTATGGTCAGGGAACTCTTGAGTATGATCAGAAGAAAAAGATCTGGACATTAGGTGGAGCAAAGACTGCTGCTGCAGACGAGATGCGTCAACTGCTTAGGGCAGTTGGCGTTGAACAGTTTGTAAATAAAACTTGGGGACCTAAGGGTCCACCTAACAAAGGCATCATTCCTAACAAGTCGATCACCCAAGACATGGTGAAGTCTGACTATGCTAGGTTTAAGGATGCCTTTTTGCCTATCAAGCCAGCAGCTCTGTGGAACTACTATGCTGCTAAGCAAAACTATTATATCCAGATAGGTGGATATGGCATGTACTACATGCAGCAGAATCCTGCACAATTACCTATCCCACAATTCAGTCCCAGCATGAGGGTTAGAATTCGTGTGAAGAGAGGAGGAAGTGTATTGTATAATTATAGATTTACAACGGCATTACAGATCGTACAAAAACCAGCGAAGTCTAAGTACGACCTGGATAGAGATGTCAACTTCCTAAAAGCTATCTACACTGAGTAAATGCATATTGATTTGTTCCCTCAGAGAATCTATAAGTATAGTCTTAATGATCCTGAGTTGAAAAATGCACTGATCCAAAGATACCAATCCTTTAAAAATCATGCGACCAATGGAACTCCTGATGGATGGTCATGCGAAGTAAGGACAGAGTTTGGTACAGGATCTTTTCCTCACGAATACGCTAACATCTATAATGATATCCTTTATCAATGGAAGGATGACATGCAGTTCATTGGCAGACCTATCATTGATGAAATTTGGATGAATGCCTATGAGAAAGCGCACTATCAGGAAGGTCATACCCATTTGCCTGGGTTCTTTTCTGGTATACATTATGTTTGTTTCGATCCTGAGCAACATAACGGAACAACTTTTGTCAATCCTCAAGCAAATCTTTACTCATATCTTACCAGTATGAATAGTGATTGTGAAGGTACAACTATTGATATGGATCTCAATCGACACCTAGATGAAATGAATGATGTTGATGTAGAAGAGGGTGACATCATTATATTTCCATCGACTTTGGAGCATCTAGTAAAGAAGAATATGTCCGACAAGCTCCGCATCACTGTGTCATTTAACATAAATAGAGTTGCGGAGACTGCTAGACGGGTATTTGGATAAATCATGAAGAGTTTCTTTCACTTCCTGAACGAAGCACAGAGTAACGCGGCAAAGCAAGCGAAGAAGCTTGGTCTTGTCGGTGATGGTCATGGCTCCTGGGTAGATCCCAATGGTAGAATTGTTGGTAGAACTGTAGATGGTGAACTGGTTTTTAACAGTGGAAGAAAACCAGCACAAGAAACAGATCCAAACAAACCTGGTCCTGCAGCTAGAGGACTGACTCCAGAGAATCCACCACCAGCAGCACCTGGACAAGGTGGAATGGAGGCAGCTCCAGAAGAAGAAGCACAAGAAAAAGAAAAGACACGCGGAACTCTAACAATCGGATTTGGTAGGTTCAATCCTCCCACATCTGGTCATGAAAAACTTCTTGACAAGATTAAAGATACCGCTGCTGGTGAGCAATATATTGTATATCCATCTCACACCACTGATCCTCAGAAGAATCCACTGGACTCTGAGACTAAGACACTCTTCATGAAGAAGATGTTCCCTGATCATGCTAACGCTATCGTTTATGATCCTGGTATTCGTACTATTTTTGACGCACTAAAACAAGCCGATGCAGAAGGATACAGCAGTATCAACATCGTGGTTGGTTCTGACAGACAAAAAGAGTTTGAGAACCTCGCGAACAAATACAACGGGCAACTCTATAATTTTGATGCGGTTAATGTCATCTCTGCAGGAGAACGGGACCCCGACTCTGAGGGGGTGGAGGGCATGTCTGCTTCCAAACTTCGAGCCCTAGCCGCAGACGGTGACTTTGAAACTTTTAAGAATGGATTGCCTAAAGCAGCAAAGGGTATGGTAGCAAGAGAACTCTTCAATACCGTACAAAGATCTATGGGTGCAGCAGCTGCAACTGAAGGTGTAGAGTTGTGGCAAATTGCTCCTAAGTATGATCAATCAACACTTAGAGAGCACTATGTTGCTGGTAATGTATTTGGACTTGGAACTCTTGCAGAGTCTCTTAACACTGGACTAGTTGGCAGAATTATTAGACGCGGTGCAAATCATGTCATTGCTGTCACTAAAGAAGGTATTATGTTTAAGTCCTGGATTAAGGACCTGACAGAGTATGTCTCTCGTATTCCTTCTGGCGTTCCAGCACACAAAAGAGAGGTGGGTACTGACTCTTATAGAGAGTATGTACAGAGACTGACTCCTATGGAGAAGGTAAAGTCATTTATAAATAAGAAATAGAAAGAAACACATTCTTCAGGCGATCAGCAATGGGTAATTTTATTGAGCAATCCGCAGAGGATATCATGCTTAACAGCATGGCAAATGTTTTCATGCCTGAAGCTCTGGATCCTGTGGGTAAAGAGGATGATGACATTGATAACGATGGTGATGTAGATAAGTCTGATAAGTATCTTCATAAGCGTCGTAAGGCAGTCGGCAAAGCGATTGCTGCAGA